AACGACCTTTCTGCCGATCAGGCCGCCAAGCTCGCCGAAGCCGCAGTTGACGGTTTTCAGGAAGGGATGTTGGCGACGGCCCCAAGACCAGATCCAGAGGTGCCCTTCTGATGACAGCGCTCCTCGACTTCAATCACCGTGAGAAAAAACCCACATTTGCCGACGGCGTGAATGTCCTGATCGACAACGCCCTCGTTGCGGAGCAGTCCATGCGGCCGGCCCGGGACTATCTGGGTGGCAGCCGCCTTGGTGATGCCTGTCAGCGTCGGCTGCAATACGAGTATCTCAAGGTTCCAAAGGACGAAGGAGCCGGGTTCTCTGGCCAGACGCTCAGAATTTTCGCCCTTGGGCATCTGCTTGAAGATCTGGCGATCGAATGGCTTCGCAAGGCGGGGTTCGATCTCAGAACCCGCAATCGTCATGGCGACCAGTTCGGTTTCGAGGCCGCCGGTGGACGCCTTCAGGGGCATGCCGATGGCGTCATTGTCGCGGCGCCGAACGGCATGGCGGTGCCAGCCTTGTGGGAGTGCAAGTCCGCAAACGCAAAGAACTGGCGTGAGATTGCGAAACGGGGCGTTGTAAAAGCTAAGCCCGTTTATGCGGCCCAGATCGCGCTCTACCAGGCCTATTTGGGGCTGACGGAAGCGTCCGCGTTGTTCACCGCAATCAACAAGGACACCTGCGAGATATGGCACGAGCTGGTCCCGTTCGACGCCGAACGCGCTCAGGCCGCCAGCGACAAGGCCGTTCGAATCCTGCGCGCCTGTGATGCCGGCGAACTCCTGCCCCGACACACGGAAGATTCCGAGCATTTCCAATGCCGTTTCTGCGATTGGAAGGCGAGGTGCTGGGAATGAGCGATATCAGCGTGGAACCCGTGGCTGAGGTTGCGCCTGACCCGGCCATGATCGCGACCTACACGGATGTCGTCTTCGGCTATTGCGATCATCTCGCTCCGGTTCGCGCGCTTGCGGAGAAAGGTAGCGCTGACGCTCCGCCGCATACGCCGTTCCTGCCGACGGAGGAAGATCTCGCCGGGCGTCTTGCGCAGCAGGCGGAATGGGCGGCTTCGGCCGGCATGGCACTTTTCGTGGTGCCAGGCACGGTCGCCACGCCCGTCGATGCGCGCGCTGAACATATTGTTCAGACCCAGGTTGTGCTCGTCGATCTCGATCATGGTGACATCGAGGCCAAGCGTGCGCACCTCGAACGCCACCTCGGCAAGGCCACGCTGGTGGTGGCATCCGGCGGGGTGACGGCCGACGGTACCCGCAAGTTGCACCTCTATTGGCGGCTCACGGAGCCGGCGGAAGAGGATGACATCGCCCGGGTGTGCCGCGCCCGGCAAATGATCGCCGCCAAAGTCGGCGGTGATCCAGCATTTCGTTCCGCCCATCAGCCAATTCGGGTCGCCGGGTCCATATATGCCAAATCCGGGCAGCGCCGCCTTGTCGAAGTCCTCACACATGCAGTCGTCGACCACGATCTCGCCGATCTGATTGAGGCGGTTATTGCCATGCCTCCGATGGAGGGGCTGCAGCCCGATCCGCTCGACTTCAATGGCGCAACGCAAGCGCGTGGCACGGTGCCGGAACTCTTTGGCAAACCTGTCCGCGAAGGGGGCGTGGACGGGACAACACGTTTCGATGCGCTGTCGCGGGTCATCGGATACTGGATCCGCCGTTGCCGCGAGGGGCATGTCACGCCGGCAGAGTCCTGGGACGAGATCAAGGCGTACAATCTCGCGCGCATTGATCCGCCATGGACGGAGGACCGCCTGCGGGCGGAATCCGAACGCCTGTGGAAGCGCGACCAGACCCGCAACGGCGACATCGACGATGCCGACATGGAAATGGGCCAAGCGGGTGGTGGTGACGCTGGTGACGGGCCCATGCCGGTCCGTTTCACCGAAGACGCGCTGGCGGCGCAATTCGCGTCAGCCCATGCCGAGAATTGGCGGTACGTTGCCGGCTGGGGCCAATGGCTCAATTGGACCGGCAGTGTCTGGCGGCGCGAAGAGACATTGCAGGCCTTCGATCTTGCGCGGCAGGTGTGTCGGAACGCGGCGGTTCGAGCGCCTTCAGCGCGCGTGCGCACCAAGCTGTCGACCGCATCGACCGTCTCTGCGGTAGAACGCCTTGCCCGCAGCGACCGCCGTCATGCCTGCACCACCGAGATTTGGGACCGTGATCCCTGGCTGTTGAATACGCCGAATGGCGTGATCGATCTCCGGACGGGCGCTAGCGGCCCGCACGACCCGGAACTCTTCATGACGAAGATCGCGGAGGCATCGACAAAGGATGCGTGCCCGACCTGGGTGGCATTCCTCGATACAGTGACCGGCGGAGACAAGGAGTTGCAGGCCTATCTGCGCCGAATGGCCGGGTATTGTCTGACCGGCGTGACGACCGAGCATGCGCTCTTCTTCCTCTATGGCACTGGCGCGAACGGCAAGTCAGTCTTCGCCAACACCCTGACGGAAATCATGGGCGACTACGCCACCGTCGCGGCGATGGACATGTTCATGGCAACCTATGGCGACCGCCACCCCACCGACATGGCGGGGCTGCGCGGCGCGCGGATCGTGACGTCGATCGAGACCGAACAGGGCAGCCGTTGGGCAGAGAGCAAGCTCAAGGCCTTGACGGGCGGCGACAAGATCACCGCCCGCTTCATGCGTCAGGATTTCTTCGAGTTCATACCGCAGTTCAAGCTGTTGATTGTTGGCAATCACAAGCCTTCGATCCGCAATGTCGACGAAGCCATGCGTCGACGGCTTCACATGATCCCCTTCACGGTGACGATCCCGCCCGCCAAGCGCGACCGCCGCCTGCCTGACCGTCTATTGGCGGAACGGGACGGCATCCTCGCCTGGGCGCTGCGCGGATGCCTCGAATGGCAGGAGACGGGGTTGCGGCCGCCCGAAGCGGTGATGGCGGCGACCGAGGATTACTTTGAGGCAGAAGACGCGCTCGGACGCTGGATCGAGGAACGGTGTGAGACAGGCCCATCGCATTGGACTGGCTCAAGCGCACTCTTTGCCAGCTGGAAGTCCTGGGCTGAGGCCAATGGCGAATACGCCGGGTCGATGAAGCGCTTCTCCGAGAACCTCGGCGCGCGCGGCTTCGAGAAACGCAACACCAGAAACGCACGCGGATTCCAGGGGATCAAGGTTTGCGACAGCGATGATGACCTATTTGATCGGAGTTGAAAAATGTCAATAAAATCAGAGACAGCGACGGATGTGACGGGTCATACCCATATAACCGTTACGCGCGCGCATACGCGCGCCCGCAAGGGAGTTACCAAACGACCCGTCACACCCGTCACACCCGCCAGCGATCTGAAATCGGGGGCTGACGATGTGCTGCCCCATCCCGTGCTCGCCCTTGATCTCGGCACGGCAACCGGCTGGGCATTGCGCGGCGCGGACGGGGCGATTGTCAGCGGAACCGCATGTTTTCGACCACGCCGTTTCGACGGCGGCGGCATGCGGTACTTACGCTTCACCAACTGGATGACTGAACTCGACAGGCTTTCGGGCCCGATTTCCGCAATCTGGTTCGAGGAGGTCCGCCGGCACGCCGGCACCGACGCAAGCCACGTTTATGGAGGTCTCATGGCGACGCTCACAGCATGGGCGGAGTTGCGCGGCATCCCTTACGAGGGCGCACCGGTGGGCACCATCAAGCGGTTCGCGACAGGCAAGGGAAACGCGAACAAAGCTGCCGTGATCGAAGCGATCCGTCAGCGTGGCTTTTCTCCGGAGGATGACAATGAGGCCGACGCGCTCGCGCTCCTTTTGTGGGCACTCGACACGAAGGGTGGGCAGCGATGAACGCACAAGCGAAGTCGCAGAGCGTGGTCTGGACCGCGGGGCTGGTCGAAGCCCGGCTGTCGGAAGCAGCCTTCGTCCTCAAACGGCTGCCGGAACCGCGCTTGTCGGGGTACTTCAGTACGTGGCCAGACGTCGTTCACAGCTTCGCGGACAAAGTCGGACAAGAGCCCAGGAAAATGCGCGTGCTTCCATCGCCGCAATCCATCAGCAGGATGGAAGAAACATTGACCTGGACCGCGGGACTCGAGCCGCAAGACGGCAAGATCGTCTGGTTGCGGGCCTATGGGTATCGGTGGCGAGAGATTTGTCGGATGGTCGGCTTGCAGCGCGCGTCTGCTCATCACCACTGGGTCTACGGGCTCTGCCTGATTTCTCATCGCTTAAACAACCGCCGGATCAATCCGCGGCTCTCCATGCAGCGGGTTATAGACCTCGCGCGCGCTGACGACCCGGCACTTTGATGCTTCGGCCGCCGCACATTTTCTTCCAGACACTTTTGCGGTTCTGCCGGTATGTGACTGGTAAGTTCGCGAGGTGCGCGAAGCGATCGCTAAACGCGTTCGCGGGTCCTTCCTCGCCACAAACGTATACGGGGGGGGCGAAGCGCGCAATATCGCTAGCGACAGGGCCGATTTTTTGGGAAGCCACCCCCGGTTGAAGTCCACCCCGGACCGCCTGAAATATCCGTAAAATCAAACGCCTAGCT